CTTTCAACGATACAATGAGACCTTTTTCAATGGGCACACAGCCATAAATTTTCTCACCAGTTACCTTGGTTTCCATGTGAAGGATTGCCAATGGAAAAACATGACCTGTTCGACAATGTTGATACATCACGGAACCACAACATCCCATATGATCGGATCGTAAACCTAAATTATACGAACCTACATACGTTTTGTCAGTTGGTACAGAATCCGTAGTCCATGCCACTTTTTCCATAAATTTAGAAAAACCGACAACGTCTTCAGTGAGATTTTCTTCTGTGTAATGCAATCGAATTGTTGTTTGGAATTCAGCAGGCAAAGTGTGTAAACCATGTGCTAAATAAGGTAAAATCGAAGGAGCATCAGTTGGGAAAAAGAAAACTGCTAAATCAAACATTTGTGAGAAAATGACATGAGAGACAGTTGATGGATGACTGTAAAAAGTACCATCTTGTTGTCTAGTCTCAAGAGTGAAAGCATGTACATTGCTACCAGAAAATAAATGTCCAACAGTAAGCCACACACCAGCACCTAAAGATAGGGCGTGTGCTGCAACTGTTTGGTCTTCGTCTTCTGGATTTTGTAAAACAATAACTATAGCAGTACATCGATCAATTTTTGCCATTAAAACGTCAGGAGGCATTGAACCACAATTTGATGGCATTTTTGCTTTCTGTTGTTTTGAGTAGATTGTTCTCTCCCTATGATTGGTATCAGAAATTGGAGTACTTTGTGGTTGTTCAACTTTGTGACCATAAATGTCAAAAGGGTATTTACCCTTACTTCGACCGTAAATGGTAGCCACAACAAAACCTAATAAAACTAAAGTACTAGGATCAAAGTGTCTTGCCCAACCTTCTGTTTCCTCTGGAAGGATGAACACTCTCTCCTCTGTTATTGATGATCCGAGATACATAAAATCCCACATCGCCCAATAAAGAGGTCTGAGGAGCTTGACCAAAAGACCTTCATACAGCATTACAATCGCACCAAAGGAAATGTAATTTGCATATGCGAAAAGAATAAGCAAAGAATTATCTGCCCAATGGTAATTGAGCACCATCCACTTACAGTTATCACAACCCAAACACATGGGTCCTTTCTCCGCGGCATTGTAATAGCGTGAAATACCTGTCATTATCCACATGTCTAGTGTGAAAGTGAATTGAGCAGCAAGATAATCAAGCCACGATGGTGTTGGCATACAGCACTCTACATCGTGGTCAGTGTAAAGTTCATCTACATCAACTTGAGCAGCATAATATCTAAAAAAGAAAGGTGTTGTAAAGACTTCAAAAAGTGTTAAATCTTCACACCAAAGAGCAAATTTGCTTGCACCTAGAAGTTTCGCAATATAATAACTAAAGAAGTTACTAACTCGAGGAAAAACTTTTCTCAGTAGCTTTCTGACTTTCAATCTTCCTATCATAATCTTTTCCTTCATACGATGGTGAACTCGTGTTCTTTTCACCCTGTGTGAAGCAATGGCTGTAGCATGTGGTGGTTGTTGTTGCATTTTGTACAGTGAAGAAACCAAAGATGACACAACCATACTGGTCGCTTGTATCTCAAAGTAAGTTCTATTTTCATAACGAACATAAGCACGTAAATACATGACATATAAAATTAACAGAATGTAGTAAAGAACAAAGAAAATTTCAAGGCCCGAATCAGGATTCAAAGTGTGCTGTGAAATATCACAATGTTGGGACACATAGACCAAACGAAAAAGAAAGAGAAAATAAAAGAAAAATAAATTAATTCTTTCTCTTCCCTCTCGGAAAAATCGACGACGTGTGGCACAAAAATATGCAAAGACCTCAACTAAAAAGAAGTAAATGCACATAGTAACTGAAAATTCCAATGAAGATGAGAAATCACAGGCAGGCAAATGCACATGTTTCTCAACGTGTGGTCCGACATAATCCCAACTGGCATTGACACCAGAAAGCAATGTTACATCAGGAACTTCACAATCACACTCGGGTAAGAAACATTTTTCACAAAGTTTCATATCACAAGGTTTGTTGAGAAC